GTGGAGATGCATTACAAAGAGCGCAAGTTTATGAAATCCTAAACCGCATTGGCGCAATGAGCGTTGAGCAAATCCAAGAGGAGGAGGACTTAATCAAATGAAGATTAATTTCCCAATAACAATAACTGCCGCTGATACAAATAAGCGAACAATTTCTGGAAAGATTGTTGCTTGGAATGAAGCAGGAAACACATCAGCAGGAAAGACAATTTTTAGCAAAGACAGCATTGATTTTTCAAAGCCTGTCAAACTTTTGCTTGAGCATGACAAAACAAGACCTTTAGGAAAACTTGTTGATATTACTTCTACGGATTTAGGTTTAGAAGGCGTGTTTCGTCTGGCAAAAACTTTCGCAGCGGATGACGCTTTGGAAGAGGCAGCAACTGGATTACGCGATGGATTTTCTGTTGGCGTTATGGTTGATGCATGGGATAACAAAGACGGAGCAATGGTTATTTCAAAGAGTTCATTGGCTGAGGTCAGTTTGGTGTCTGATCCTGCAATCGCATCAGCTCGCGTTGAAAAAGTCGTAGCGACTGAAACAACACCAGAGAATTCCGAAGCAACCGCTGAGGATACAACAACACAGGAGGACAAAGTGTCTGAGATTAAATCAGATGCTCCTATCGCAACCGAAGCGGTAGAAGCTGCAAAGTCAGAGCCTGTGGCAGTAGTAGCAAATCAACCAGTTGCTTATACAAAGCCACGCTCACCAATTGTGTCTGCTGCTTCATATTTGGAGCACTCAATCAAAGCTGCAATGGGCAATGATGAGAGCCGTCAATATGTTAAATTCACAGACGACACATCAACAAACACAGGGCTTACATTAGCCCCACACCTTAACGAGTTTTATACAAACACAATTAAGGGTCGCCCAGCAGTAGATAGCATCTCAAAAGGTGTTCTACCGTCATCAGGAATGTCATTTACACTTCCTAAATTAACTCAAGCTCCATCAATTACAATTGAGGCAGAAAACGGCGCACTAGGTGGCGACGAGATGACCTCATCTTATGTGACAGTGGATGTTAAGAAGGCAAGTGGAATTCAAACCATAAGCTGGGAACTCATTGATAGAAGCAGCCCTGCCTTCATGGATGCCCTTGTCACTGAACTTTCTGATGCCTATTCTAAGTATTGCGATCAAGCAGTAATTGCTGCTTTCACAGCATCAGGCACACAAGCATCAACACAAGCTGCAACAATCGCTGGATTGAAAGCTTATATTGCAAAAGAAGTTCCTGCTGCATATAAAGGTTCAGGAAAGTTTGCAACAAATCTTGTAGTTAATACTGCATGGTGGGAAACAATTTTAGGAAGCGATGACACAACAAATCGCCCACTATTTACCGCTGCTCAACCTTCAAATGCTGCTGGTAATGTTTCAGGTCAATCAATTACAGGTCAAGTTCTAGGACTTAATCTTGCAGTTGATCCACACATGTCAGTCACAACTTTAATTGACGAAAGCGCATTTATTGTTGCTCCAGAGTCTTTCAAGTGGTTTGAGTCCCCAACAACTCAACTACAAGTTCAAGCTCTTGCTAATGGACAAATGCAAATTGCTCTTTATGGATATTATGCAATTGCTCCAATTTATGGCACAGGAGTTCGTCGCTTTAACCTTACCTAATAAGTAAGTAATCTAATGCCTACTGGTGCTCCCGCTGGTAGGCAGCTATAAATGGGAGTAAAAAGGAGATGACATGCCAAGCATAATTACAGCCACAGAGTTGAGAAGTGTGCTTGGTGTGTCATCATCCTTATACGACGATACATATTTGAATGGTGTTATTGATACAGCTGAAGGCGTAATCCTTCCGATGCTAACGACTTTCAAAAGTCCAATTCAAGCAACAGTTTTAACGACAAATGTCGCAACTTTCACTACACTAGGAATTCATGAATTTACCGAAGGACAATCAGTTGTTATCGCAGGATGTGGATCACCTTACAACGGAACAAGAACAGTATTGGCAGACAATCTTGGACAATACACCTTTTCAGCATCGATCACTAATGCCGATATACTCAAAGCTAATGTCATCCCATCCGGAACTGCTACCCTTTCTAGCGCATCAACTTATGTTGGAAACCAACCTGTTCGATCAGCCGTCTTTGCCGTTTCACTCGAAGTATTCCAATCAAGACTTGCAGGCGGAGGACAAATCGAGGGAGTAGATTTTACCAGCACTCCATTTAGAATGGGCAGATCATTATTCAATCGTTGTGTAGGATTATTAGGAGCATATATTGATGTTGAAAGTATGGCTCAATAATGCCATCATCAACAATACTTTCAGCAATTAGACAACCGCTTGCAACAGCCCTTTCAACTGTTGCAGGAAATGTTTATTCATTTGTTCCAGAATCAGTTATTCCTCCAGCTGTCGTCTGCGTTCCAGACTCACCATATTTAGAATTTGATTTAATTAACAAATCGGTCATCAAATGCAAAGTCAATATGACCATTTCTGTTGCCGTAGCTTACAATAGCAATCCAGCATCTTTGGATAATATCGAGCAACTACTCATGAGCGTTCTGGCAGTTATCCCATCAGGATATGAAGTCAGTTCAGTCGAAAGACCAACTGTAAGTCAAGTAGGAGCATCAACTCTGCTAATCGCAGATATTAGAGTTTCGACTTACTACAACCAAACCTAAAGGAGATCAAAGTGGCAACCACAGTTATCACAGGGCGCGATTTGGCTCTTACTATTGATAGTAAGTCATACGATGCCCAAGCAATATCAGTTGCGTTAAACACAACTTTAGATCGTCAAGCGTATGAAACTCTTGATGGTCGCGTATTCAAAACAATTGACTACGATGCAACAATGGATTTAACAATCCTTGCCGATTGGGGCGCATCAGGCGCAGGTGGAACTTATTCCGTTTGCGAATTATTATGGGCAGCCGCATCATCAGCACCTGATACAGGTCTTGCATATTCCTTTACAGCTGCCACTGGAGCAGTATTTACAGGAAGCATTTATCCATCATTTCCAAATCCAAATGGAAATGGAAAAGATGCACAACAGGTTTCATTTACATTACAATGCACTGCAAAGCCAACTTTAACAGTTAGCTAATAGTAGAAAATCGGGAGCAAAATGAAACTACCAATTACAATTGAATACAACTCAGGCGAGCAAGCAACTTATATTGCCCAACCGCCTGAGTGGGCTAAATGGGAAAAACAGACAGGATTTACCATTGGACAAGCGCAAGAAAAAATGGGCATTTCTGATCTTATGTTTCTTGCTTATCATGCACATAAGCGCGAAGCAGCTGGAAAACCAGTCAAGCCCTATGATGCTTGGACAGAAACAATCACTGATGTAATAGTCGGTGATGTAAACCCAAAAGCCACAGAGAAGGAAGCCTAAACAGATTATTGGTTCAGTTGGCGATAGCCACACATATACCAATGAGTGAATGGGTTGATGCAGACGACATAATAACCGCAATCGAGATATTGGAGCAAAGGAATGGCAAGTGAAACAGTTGCTTACAATAAATCGGACATGCGCAACATTCTTAAAGCATTCAAAGCTATGGATGAACAAGCGACAGATGAAGCAAGAACTCAGTCTGCGGCTTTGGCGTATTTTGCATCTGAGGAAATTAAAGCAGCAGCTGGAACTAGAGAAAAATCTGGCAAAGCAGTCCAAAGAGTTGCAGATGGTGTTAGCATCTCTAAATCAAGCAAAATCGGTGAATTCAGTTATGGTTTCGCACGCCAAAAGTTTTCAGGTGGGGCTACAACACAGACCCTATGGGGTGGTTTGGAGTTTGGATCTAATAAGTTCAAGCAGTTCCCTAGTTATTCAGGAAGGCAAGGCAGAGGTTCAAGAGGGTGGTTTATTTATCCAACCCTTCGCAGAATTCAGCCTGAATTAATTAAAAAGTGGGAACAAAGTTTTGATCGCATTCTTAAGGAGTGGGCATAATGGCAACAACTGGCAGTCGCACACTTAAACTTTCCATTCTTGCGGATGTCGATGAATTAAAGAAAAGTCTTAATACTGGTGCTAATGAAGTTCAAGGATTTGGCGACAAGGTATCTGATTTTGGCAAAAAGGCTGGATTGGTATTTGCCGCAGCGGCAGCAGCAGCTGGTGCTTATGCCACCAAATTAGCCGTTGATGGTGTCAAAGCGGCAATTGAGGATGAGGCTGCCCAGTTAAGGTTAGCCAGTGCGTTAAAGTCTGCCACAGGGGCTACTGATGCCCAAATAAAGGCAACTGAGGATTATATAACAAAAACCTCATTGGCTGTTGGTATTGCCGATGATGATCTGCGACCAGCATTTCAAAGATTAAGCGTTGCCACTGGAGATGTCACAAAATCACAGGATCTGTTAAACCTTGCCATAGATATTTCAAAAGGAACTGGAAAAGATTTATCATCAGTCACCGAAGCTCTTTCTAAAGCCTATGCTGGTCAAGATACTCAATTGGCAAAACTTGGCATCGGCATTACAGCTGCTCAAGCTAAAACTATGGGTTTCAAAGATGAAACTCAATTGCTTTCAGATTTGTATGGTGGTGCGGCAAGCCGTAATGCCGAAACTTTTCAAGGTCGAATTGATCGCCTCAAAGTAGGATTTAACGAAGCAAAAGAAGCTGTTGGTTATGCATTGCTGCCAGTAATAGAAAAATTCATTGGCTATATCTTTGAATATGGCGTTCCGATTGTGGAAAAACTTAAGGCTGCATTTGACATAGTTCGAGATGCGATTGAGCGTAATCGAGATAAATTTGAGGAATTTTTCTTATTAATGAAAGATAAAGTTTTTCCAATTCTTCAAAGTGTATTTGGATTTTTGCTTGATGTTGGTGCTAAAGCTGCCGCAGCAATCATTGATGCTTTTGGAGCAATTGTCGGTGCTATTACTCCAGTCTTAAATTTTATTATTTCAGCAATTAATAAAGTAATTGATGGAATTAATTTAGTTAAAGGTGGAACTGATATTCAAAAGATTAGTGCCGTTGGATCAACTGGTAATGGTTCAAATTTTAATTATTCTGCTCCAATTGGTGCTGCCGTTAGTGGTGGTGGTAGTGGTGGAGGTGGTGGCGGTGGAATTGGTTCTGTTATTGGAGGTGGTGGTGGTGGAGGAATTTCCGGAATTGCTGGCGCAACTAGCCTTCCGAATTTGGTTGATCGATTAACTGCCGTTCAAGATAAGTTTAGTGAATTGACTTTTCAAGTTGCTACTGGCGGTATAAGCACAAAAGCTGCTCAATCTCAATTTGATAAATTAACAGCTGAATTTGCTATTTTGGAAAGGCAAGGAAGTGCATTGGTGGCTCAACAAACAACAGGCACTCCATTTGGTCAAGCAGGCGGAACTACAATTAACTTAACAGTAAATGGCGCAATAGATAGCGAAGGCACAGCTCGAACAATTATTGATGCTCTTAACAATTCAGCTGATCGCGGCGGTATTAATGCATCTGCTTATTCTCAAAGATGACAGCATTTAGTCCAGTCTGGAAATTGACTGTTAATGGCACAAATTACACAAATGTCACAATAGCCAATTTAAGCCATAGGGCAGGTCGTAGCAACATTTATACCCAACCCGCCGCTTCATACATTCAAGCTCAAATCATTTCATTAAATGGTTTAAACTATAATTTTGCAATAAATGATGGATTGACTTTACAGGTTAAAAATAGTTCAGGCACTTATGTAAGTTTATTTGGTGGAAACATTACTGACATTACAACTGAAGTTGGCGCGACAGGATCAGCAGCAACTGAAATTCGATATACATTAATTGCTTTGGGAAAATTATCTCAATTACAAAAAACCATTTTTAATGACACTTTATCTCAAGATTATGATGGCAATCAAATTTATTCTACTTTATCAAACACTTTATTGAATTCATGGAATGAAGTATCTGCCACCCAAACTTGGTCTGTTTATTCTGCGACAACTACATGGGCAAATGCTGAAAATATAGGACTGGGTGAAATTGATAAACCCGGAAATTACACTATGGAAAATAGAGCATCAGTTCCTGACACTGTTTATAATGTTGCGGCTCAAATAGCAAACTCAGCGTTCGGATATTTATACGAGGACAGCAGTGGAAACATTTGTTATGCAGATGCAAATCACAGACAAAATTATTTATTAGCCAATGGATATACCGACCTGAATGCCAATGATGCTTTTGGTAAAGGATTGAAAACAACAACTCGATCAGGTGATATTCGAAACAATGTTTACATTAATTATGGCAACAATTATGGATCTCAAATAACTTCCAGCTCAACATCTTCGATAGCACTTTATGGATACAAAGCTGAAACAGTTCAATCGAGCCTGCATGATGCCACCGATGCCCAAACTGTTGCTGATCGATACATAAATCAAAGAGCTTATCCTCAACCATTATTTGACAGCATTTCATTTCCCATTACTAGCCCTGAACTTAGCGATGCAACTCGAAATGCTTTATTGGGCGTATTTATAGGAATGCCGATTAATATCCAAAACCTACCTATACAAATTTCAGGGACTCAATTTGAAGGCTATGTTGAAGGCTGGTCATGGACTGTCAGTTATAACCAGCTATTTTTGAATTTGACAATTTCGCCAGTCAGTTATAGTCAAACCGCCATGAGGTGGAATACTGTGCCTGTCGGTGAGGCTTGGAACACTCTATCCGCTATACTTACATGGGAAAATGCGACAATAGTCGCCTAAAGGAGAACGATGGCAACAACCACCAACTATTCATGGACAACACCTGACGATACCGCGTTGGTCAAAGATGGTGCATCAGCTATTAGAACGCTTGGCACTTCTATTGATACCACAACAAAAAATCTTAATCCTTCTACAACTTTAGGTGATATTGAATATCGTTCATCAAGTGCTAATACAAATACTAGACTTGGAATTGGAACTAGCGGTCAAGGACTGCAAGTTGTTTCCGGTGTTCCATCATGGGCTCCATCATCTACTTCAACCCTAACAACAACTGGTGATTTGCTTTATGCATCAGCTGCAAATACTTTGGCACGCATTGGTATTGGAACAAACGGACAAGTTTTAACATCAAATGGATCTGTTCCAAGTTGGCAAACTCCTGCAACTGGCTCATTAACTTGGACAAATAGAATTGCTGGTGATGGAACTAGATTTACTCAAATTGCTTACAATGGAACAAATCTTTATGTAGCAGTAGGTTATTCTGGCAAACTCTATTCATCTACCAACGGCACAACTTGGACATCTCGCACATCAGGCTTTGGTGCAAATAACATTCAGGATGTTGCTTTTGGTAATGGATTATGGGTAGCAGTTGGTGATAATGGAACTATAACAACATCAACTGATGGCACAACTTGGACTGCAAGAACAGCCAATATGAGCACAAATGCAATTTATAGTGTAGTTTATGCAAATTCATTATGGGTAGCAGTTGGTGATGGTGGTGGCGCAACAAATACTGGCGGTATTACTTATTCATCAGATGGTCTTACTTGGACAAGAAAATCACAAACTTTAACAGTTGGAACTATTTATTACACGGTTGTTTGGAATGGAACTAACTGGATAATTGGCACAAACTATTCAACTAATAATTATTTGTATGCCGCCACTCCTTCAAGCACTTGGACTGTTGGCTCAACTGGTTCAACAACTCCAATTGGAGTAATTTATTGGGATGGAACAAGACACATATTTGTTGATGGAAATGCTGTATATTACACAACATCCACTATATTTAGCTCCTCACCAACTGCATATGTATTGGTAAATGCGCCCAATCCTAGTGAAGCCACAAAAGGATATTTCAAATTTTATAATAACATTTTATATAGATTTTCTATGGCTTTACAAAGTTATACTCCTGTTTCATCAGCATATCCTAATATGAGTGTTCCTGTTTTATTGCCAACAGCAACATTATCAACAACGACAAATGTTATTGCAGGATCTCTTGGTGCAAAATTTGTTGGTGCTGTTGGATATATTGATAGTGATCTTTATGGCAGACTTTACACCTCATTCTAAGGAGACAAAATGACATTAACCTACGAAGTAAAAAATGGACTTGTTATCTTAAAAAAAGGAACTAAAAAGATTGACACAGTAGGTGCTTGGGAAACAGATGCAGAAGCTGATGCTTGGGCAAGTGCAGTTTGTGATAAATACAATTCTCCAGAATATAAAGACATTGATTATCCAAATAATTTACCCAAACAAGCTGACTAATGAAGGCTTGGTTATCTAAATCTGCTGTTCAGTTAAGAGAACAAGTAGATGATGCGTTCGCAGGGCGTAGCCGTCTTTCTGATGGGTGGATTGGTGATGCTAAGCATTCATCAAGAACCAGCGATCACAACCCAGATGAACAATCAGGATGCGTGCGAGCAATTGATATTGACGCTCGGCTTTCTGACGACAAAGGGATTTCAGCATATTTGGCAGATCAGATTAGGATCTATGGGCGAGATAATGGGCGTATCGCTTATGTAATTCATCAAGGAAAAATTGCCAGTCCTAGAATGTTTTGGAAATGGCGCAAGTATTCTGGCATTAATGCTCATAATCATCATATTCATGTCAGTTTTAAATCCACAGCAGATCATTCAACTAAATTTTTTGACATTCCATTACTAGGAGGAAAAAATGAAACAATATAAGGCGATGGCAGCATCATGGATCAGATCATTTTTGGCTGGTGCATTGGCTGTTTATAGTGTTGATGCTTTTGATTTGAAGGGAATGCTGTCTGCTGGATTGGCAGCTGTAATTCCAGTCGCCATTCGCTATTTGAACCCATCAGATCAAGCGTTTGGTTTCAAGGTTGATTAATGAGTCCAAACGAATGGGTCGCTTTAGGCGTTGGCGCATGCGCAATCGCAAGCAGTTTATTGCTGGCTCTGCGTTGGGTTATTAAATCCTATTTAGCAGAGTTGCGCCCGAATGGTGGCTCATCAATCAAAGATCAAATTAATCGACTTGAGAAGCGTGTCGATGATCTCTTTGTCTTAATCAGTAAGTCATAATTTTAATTATGGCGAACACACGAAAACCTATCAAACGCAAAAAGATCAATCGTCGAGTCGTTCGCCAAACTCCTGAACCATTAACAAAGATCGATCAGCATTACATGGCTTTGCATGAATGCTACAAAGCAGCTAGAAAAGCAGGATTTACCCCTGAACACGCTTTTTGGCTTATGACTGAACATAAGACTTTTCCTGATTGGATCGTAGGCGATGGCGGGATCATTCCTTCCATAGATCCAACTGACGATGAGGATCAAGATTAAAGCCAACCGCAGGTATCTTGTAACGCCCGATCTCCAAATTCCACTACATCATCCACAAGCTGTAAAAAACCTAATTCGCATGAGCAAACATGAAAAATTTGATTATGTCCTAA